ATTGCATTATGATAACCTACTACAACAAGGTGTACACGATGTAATGCACTTCTTAGGCACATCTAAACTAGAGTGGGCTACACTATTAACTGACATACAACGTGCTATACGTAAGTATTACAACCCTAATATGATGCTTACATTTGATTGTGCAAGTCCTTTCTTAGCAACTGCTAATGGACAAGTATACATTCAAAATGAAACTCCTGATAGAGGCAAATGGACTTATCGAATGGTTCCAAGTGTAGACGATAAGAAGTATGCAACCGACACACGTACTTTTAAAGATGCTGTACTACAAGATGGAATATTTAAAAACTTTGAAGATTCACCCGTAACAGACGGTATGCTTGTAAAAGATGTTTGTGTTTATAAACCAGGTGACCTAAATAAAATAGGCAAAGAAGGAAAAACATCATGGGATAGTTTTTCATATGCTATTCAAATGGGTCACAATGTATGGAGTCATGTAAACGCAGTACAAGAAGCAAACAGACAGTATGACGCAGGTGTTATACCTAAGATGCTTGTACAAGAGCAGTTTGATAGAATTACATTTAGAGATGTTGTAGAGGAAATATTCTCCGCAGGTTCGAAAGAAGCATCGCTAGAATTAATTGAAAAGTATTCAAAGTTTTGGATGAGTATTCCAGGCACACGAGGTGCTATTGGTAAGAAAACTGTAAATGCTAGTACACACTTTAACGCACTATTTGATGTAGAAGAAACTGTTATCGAAGAAGATACACTAGACGAAACCAAGTTGGAGGATTTAGAAGATGAGCAACTACACGGAGCAACACGATAAAATAGCTGTGCATTTACAAGAATTATATAAGAAACATAGATCACTTGACGAAGAGATAAAAATGTTGTATAATAAATTTGAAAGCGAACAAATACTTAACCGCATGAAAACACAAAAACTTTGGCTTAAAGATGAAATACATCGGCTAGAGACTGAACTTAAACAACTAGGATAAAACATGTTATTAGAATCATCATATAAAGAAGGCGATACAATTAGTTTCAAAACTGTAGCTGGCGAAGAAATTGTTGCACGTCTAGTAAAAAAAGACACTACACATATTAAAGTTAAAAAGCCTATGGCACTTACAATGACTAAAGAAGGATTAGGAATGGTTCCGTTTACGTTTACTGTAAGTCCTGATACTGAATTAGAAGTAAATTTAGCTACCATTGTGTTTATTGCAAAAACTGAAACAACTATGGCCAATCAATATATTGAATCAACAACAGGGATTAAACTAAAGTAATGAAACGAGATTACGAAAGCGGCGTAAGTGATACTCCTATATTCTTTACAGGTATAGAAGTTGAAAAGACTCCTGCAGTTGGAATGAAAACTTTATTTGTTACAGGCACACAACCTTGTGATATTATACAAAAGCATTACGATGAAGAACAGTGTGAACATATCTTCTTTGGTGCTAATCATTCGTTTGAACCACTAAATGAACAAGAATGGACTAGTTGGGAAAGAATGATCAAAGCATTCTTGACAGCAGGTAAACTTTGCAGTTTAGATATTCCAATTAGTTACGCAGAAGAATTTCTTGAAAGTGGTCTTACAGAATATGAAAATTTTATCCCACAACTTCGTGTTCCTTTGCCTTATGCAAAACTGTGGAACTACAACACTATGTTGAAGATTGATGATAAAGACTTTAAGGCAAGCAATCCTGGCGTTTGGTGTCATAGTTTGCACGATTTAATGGACCGAGATAAGTTCACAGACTGGTCAAAATATGGATCTGATAAAGTTGTAAAATGAATATTGTAGTTGCTGGATGTAGTTGGAGTGCAGGTTGTCCTGAACAACCTTACTCTTGGGTGGAAGCTCTGTCAGAAATAATGCCACAACATAACTTTTACAACTATGCATACCCTGGCAACAGTCTACTTACAAGTTTACATTTATTAGAAATTGCAAAAGAACAGGTAGATGTCGAAAAAGTAATCTTTCAATTAACAACTCCTACTAGATTAAGTTTTGCATTAGACATTGATCGGTTAGATGTAAACTATTACCAAATTTCGGACAACTATTATAGTATTCCAAAAGAACTAGAAATGGTTGCTCTTACACCTGGTGCTGTTTTTGACAATATGTCAAGTGATAATGAATTTATTAAATTTGGTAAAATGTACTACAAATACTTTAGTAATGATTATTATACTGACATTAATAGCAAAGCATTAATTAACCTTATTCAAACACAATCGCATATACAGTTTTTTCATACTACTCCTAGATACAACTATCCATTTCCAATAATAGAAGATATGCTAAACTTTAATGACTATGTTATTGATAATGGTAAGCATTTTAGTGTAGAGGGTGCAAAAAAACAAGCAAAAATAGTGGAAAAATGGTTAGAAAACAATTGACAACACAACTAAAAGAAGGTATACTAGTACTATGAATGAAGTTACAATAGAAGATAACAATCCTAAAAACGAACGATATTATGAAGGTATGAAGCGTATGATGCGTGAAGAAGATAATAAAATGTCACAAGAAAATACAATGCGTAAAGCAGAACGTAGTATTTGGGTAACCTTTAATAAAGAAGGCGTGCATATGTACCCTGGCGCAGATACTGATCCTAAACTAGCAACCGGCGATTGGGATGATGTATCATTCTTAGGTATTCCGCATCGTCATATTTTTCACTTTCGTGTTCGTATTGAAGTATTTCACAATGATCGCGACATTGAATTCATTCAGTTTAAACGCTGGATGCAACGACTCTATGACGTCGAAGGCGTACTAGAGCTCGACCACAAGAGCTGTGAAATGATTGCAGATGACTTGTACCAAGAAATTTCTACAAAATACCCAGGCCGATTTGTAGAAATCAGCGTAGCTGAAGATAATGAAAACGGCTGTTCAATTTACTACCCGAAACCCTAGTGCTATTAAAAAGAGAGAAACAAAAATGGCAATCGAATTTAATCGTAATGCGTATACTAAAGTGTTTAACGACTTGGATAAATTCCGCGACTACTGTCGCTTCGAAGGAAAGGTCTTTAACGAAAAAGACCTTTATAAATCGGATGCTCCTGTGTGGATTGCATACAACAAGCATCAAGGATGGCTTCGTGCAAAGGCACGTAATGCTGGTAAGAAGTTTAATAACCGGAGAAACTAATGACTATTTACATTGTAGACATTGAAGCAGTAGACACACGTTATACTAAGCAATGGAAAGACTACCTTCCAAAGCAACTTCGACGAGCTACAAATGATAATGTTGTGGTTATTAGTGGTGGAGAAGTACCTCAGGCAACAACGCCTGGGGCTTTTCTTAACTTTGCTGGAACAAACAATTATAAGTCACAACAAATGTTAGAAATTAGCAGGTTGTTTGCTAACGGTGAAGTTAACGACAATGACTACTTCTTATATACTGATGCTTGGAACCCTACAGTTATTCAATTACGTTATATGGCTGAACTATTAGGTATTGACATTAACATTGGTGGTTTATGGCATGCTGGTAGTTATGATCCGCAAGACTTTCTTGGCAGACTAATAGGCGATAAACCTTGGGTACGTCATGCAGAAATGTCAATGTTTGAATGTTATGACGATAACTTCTTTGCAAGTGACTTCCATATTGATATGTTCACTGATGTATTTGATGAAGACTATGCAATAGACTATGATAGTATAAAACGTGTAGGCTGGCCTATGGAGTATCTAAAGAATAGTTTAGATAGCTACAAAGGTATGGAAAAGAAAGATCTTATACTCTTTCCGCATCGTATTGCACCAGAGAAGCAAGTTGATATCTTTAGAGATCTTAAAGAGCGTTTACCACAATACGAATTTGTTGTGTGTCAAGAACAAGAATTAACAAAGAATGAATATCATAACTTACTAGGCGAGGCTAAACTTGTGTTTAGTGCTAACCTACAAGAAACACTTGGCATTAGTTGGTATGAAGGCGCACTAGTAGATACTATTCCTATGGTGCCTGACAGACTTAGTTACAGTGAAATGGCACTTCCAGAGTTTAAATATCCAAGTGCATGGACTGAAGACTATGATGCATACTTACATCACAGAGACAAAGTAGTTGCACAAATTATAAACTATATGGAAAATTATGAAGACCTTCTTGTTAGTTTAGATAAGCAAAGAACAAAATTAAACAAAGACTTTTTTAGCGGTACAGCACTTTATAAGGCGATTGCAGATGAATGATGAAGATAAAACATTTTCTATTACGTTAGACGAAGATTATTTAACTAACACAGGTAGCGATTATACATTCAGTCTTAGCGATATAACAATTGGTAGTACTACCGATACTATTACATTGGATCCCGGTAGTAGTGGAGAATTTTTCAACATTCTAGATAATTTTATTGATCCAGATCAAGTTGAAGAAATGTGCAAAGAATATCCAGCACTGTCTAAAGTATGGCGTAATTTTAAAAGTGTATATGATATGACACTACAAGATTACAAAGGTAAAAAAGATGAAGGGGTACTAATCTAATGCAACATACAATAAAACAACTAATGGACAAAGTAAGTGCAATGCACACAATCGCCATACAAGCACATCGAGAAAAGTATAAAAGAGCGCCTGGCAAGGAATATGACAAACAACTAGTTACTCATTTGGTAGAACAAATACAAGCCTTGGCAGGAGACATATACAATGATAAAACACCGCATCCTAAATTAAAAGAGAAAGATAAATGATTAAGAAACATTATTATAGTTGGCAAGACGTAGAACGTATGTGTGTCAGTATTGTTAATCAGATGTATGCTGACAATTGGCGTCCTGATTATATTGTAGGTATTACCCGTGGTGGTAATGTACCTGCTACTATTATTTCAAACATGACTGGCATACGTTGCGAAGCAATTAAAGTAAGTTTACGTGATGATACTAGTGAAAGTGAAAGCAACTGTTGGATGGCTGAAGATGCATATGGTTATGTATCGAACCCTGGGCCAAGTGCTGGGCCATATCATAAAAATATTCTAGTTGTAGACGACATCAACGATACAGGTGCTACATTTAATTGGATTACACAAGATTGGAGAGCAGGTTGCTTGCCTGATGATCCTAAATGGGATAATGTGTTTGGCAAAAATGTTCGTTTTGCTACACTAACAGAAAATTTAGCAAGTGACTTTGATAAAGTTAATTATACATGTCACGAAGTAAATAAAGCGGATGAGGATGTATGGTTAGTATATCCTTGGGAAAACATAGGAACATATTAGAAAGGAGACTTATGTTGAAACAGCAAATGATCGAAGCAGCAAGAAAACATGCCGAAGCAGAGGTTCTATTACACAAAACTAACATTAATGTGTATATGGAAAAGGTTGTAGGCATTGGCGAGCATTCAGATATTATTGAAACAATTCAAAAAGAATTGGATGCTATGGCTACTGCTAATGACAGACTTGAAATGTTGAACAAATATTTTAATGACTAAAACAGACCTAGATGCATACATAAATGATTGGGTTAATAAACTTAATGATGCAAATATTTGTCCGTATGCAAAGTCTGTACACGATAACAGCAAATTAAAAGTAATAAAGTTAGAGCCCCCAGAAGATGTATATGAATTCTGGAGGGCTGTTTCTGAACAAGCAGAACTATATGATGGATCTATTGAAGTTGTTATGGTAGCTATGCCTACTAATAAAGACATAATAACAATAGATCAAATGATTGGAGCAACTGATAGTTTAAATGGTTTGTATAATCACAAAGGCAAGGACTTATGGTTCTTAGATGCGTTTGATGATTATTGGACTATTATGTTGTTACAGAAAATCACAGCACTAGATGATGCTAGTGATATCTTTCAAAAGAAAGAATACTACAAAGACTATCATCCTTATAGATATAAAAAATACATAAAAGGAAGAAAGAATTTACGTAATAGGTTGACAAAAACCTAAATAAAGTATATAATATAACTAATATTGGCAATCCACTGCCTAAACATCGGAGAAGTAAATGAGTAAAAGTGAAGAAATAAAAGCCCGCCTAGTACAGGCAAAGCAACGCTATTGGGCTGGCGACAACATTAGTGGCGTGTTGCAAAAAGGTGATAAGGAAGAACTTATCAACGAAGCTACTACAGCATTTGAAAGTGTACTAGACGCACTTATAATTGATAGGTATCAAGATCCTAACAGTAAAGGTACAGCGCATCGACTTGCTAAAATGTACTACAATGAGATTATGGCAGGACGTTATGATCCTATTCCAACAGCAACAGCATTTCCAAACGATTCAACAGAACGTTATGAAGGTATGTTAGTAGTACGTAGTGAACTAAAGAGTATATGTTCGCATCATCACCAGCCAGTAGCAGGTGTTGCATACATTGGTATTATTGCCGCGGACAAACTAATTGGACTAAGCAAGTACACACGTATTGCACAATGGTGCGCCAGACGTGGAACACTACAAGAAGAACTTGCAAATGATATTGCACGTGAGATTCAAGGAGCAACTGATGCAGAACACTTAGGTGTTTACATTCAAGCAACACACGGTTGTTGTGAAAATAGAGGTATTATGGCAACTAGTAGTCTTACACAAACAACTGTGCTACGTGGTGCATTTAAAGAAGATGCAGGTACAAAGAAAGAGTTCTTTGATAACATTAAACTACAACAACAGTTTGCATGCGGAGCGTAATATGATAGAAGCACCAGTATTTGAAAAGGGTTATCCAGACTATGATGCAGTTAACAGAAAGCCAGCAATGAAACTAAGATATTCAGAAGCATTTTACAGTGTACAAGGTGAAGGAAAGTTTGTAGGAGTACCTAGTGTGTTCTTGCGTACATTTGGTTGTAACTTTCGTTGCATGAACTTTGGCTTAACAAATGAACCTATGCGTGACGAAAAACAAAAGCAAGGCATTATTCACAATGCAGAAGTACAATCATTACTTGATGCAGGCGTACACGAAACTACAAAAGAGTTTAACGACTTGCCTATTATACATACAGGTTGTGATACATATGCTAGTATCTATCCTGAGTTTAAGAAGTTTAATAAACAAGCAACTGTAGACGAAGTAGTTGAACATTTACTTTCACTTACTCCTAACGGTAAGTGGGTACAAGATAACGGTCAAGATGTACACTTGATCATGACAGGTGGTGAACCGTTGTTAGCGTGGCAACGACTTTACGTAGAGCTGTTTGAACATCCACGTATGCAGGACTTAAAAAATGTTACATTTGAAACAAACACTACACAATCTTTACACGACGATCTCTTTGAATATCTCACAAACAATGACAGGATTACAGTCACATGGTCTTGTTCCCCGAAACTTTCAGTTTCTGGAGAACCTTGGGATACTGCTATTAAGCCTAGTGTGGCTCACGAGTATACTCTTGTTGACGGTAGTGACATCTATCTTAAGTTTGTTGTCGCTACTAATAACGACTTTGAAGAAGTTAAAAGAGCTGTGGACGCTTACAGAAGTGCCGGGGTGGAATGTCCAGTATATCTTATGCCGTTGGGTGGACGCAGTGAAGAATACTCCCTCAACGTTAAAGACGTGGCTGAAGCGTGTATGGCAGAAGGATGGAGATTCACCCCAAGACTACACATTTCACTCTTCGGAAATGCGTGGGGCACTTGATAAAAAATACAAGAACGCACAACACGAACGGGCAATGAAAGCGCCTATTAACGAAGATAAAATAAGAAAGGCAGGATGGTAAAATATGTGGGATAAAATAAAAAACACCGTAAGTAAATTACAAGGTAAAAAAGAAGAAACAGTAACAACTAACGAAGACAAGCGCAGAGCAATTCTTGCAAAAGAAAAAGAAGAAGCAACTGCTAAAGGTGAACCTTGGGTAGCTGTATTAGATACACAACTTAATCCAGATAACATTAAGAACGGGTTCTTTGAGCTCGATTGGAATAACCAGTTTATTGAAGAACTACTTGATGCAGGATACACTGGTGAAACAAATGAACAAATTGTAGATGGTTGGTTTAAAACTATTGCTGTACAAATACTAGGTGAACAAGGTGTAGAGACAGCAAGAGATATGGGTTACATTAATGTAGTACCAATTGACAAAGATAAATCGGAAGTTTCCTAATGATGACCGAAATACAAGTTAGATCAGAATACAGAAAAATAAGGAAAGATGACCCAACATTTGCAGAATGTTGGCCGGACACAGATAGATCATTTTACGAATGGTGTTCGCAATATTTAGATTACCAGCATATAAGAGATTCTGATGCGTGACGATTTAATGGTACAACAGCAAGTAGACAGTATATGGCAACACATGGTTGGTGTCATTTGCTTAAATTGTACAAACCGTAAACAAGTAAAAAGAGTATTACCTTTGTTATTTGGTATTTGTCCTACACCAGTACACTTAATAAATACTTCACCAAACACAATTAAAATGATTATCCAAACTTTGGGTATGGTAAATGTCCGTTATAAGCGTTTACGCAAGATGTCAGAAGATTATTTGACATGGAACGGAGATGATGCTACAGATCTATATGGTATCGGTAAGTATGGTAGTGATAGTTATGAACTGTTTTACAAAAAAAGAGTGCCAGATAATATCGGTGATCACGAATTAAAGCGTTATGTAGATGAAGAATTTAATGCTTGACACAAGCCAGATCTGGTGCTATAATAATACTATAAATTATACAAAGGCAAACTAATGGCAACTTATATTCTAGTAGACACAGCTAACACATTCTTTCGTGCTAGGCATGTAGTACGAGGCGACATTGACACTAAAATTGGCATGGCATTCCATATAACACTTAGTGGTGTTAAAAAGGCATGGCGTGACTTTGATGCTGATCATGTTGTATTTTGTTTAGAAGGTCGTAGCTGGCGCAAGGATTTTTACGAGCCTTACAAGCGAAACAGACAAGAAAGTCGTGATGCACTTACTCCTTCGCAGGCAGACGAAGATAAAGTATTTTGGGAGTGCTTTGACGAGTTTAAGGACTTTGTTACAGACAAGACTAATTGTACTGTTATGCGACATCCGCAACTAGAAGCTGATGATCTTATTGCAGGTTGGGTACAAGCACACCCTAACGATAATCATGTTATTATTAGTACTGACGGTGACTTTGCACAATTAGTTGCACCTAATTGTAAACAGTATAATGGTATACAGAATGTTACTATTACACATGAAGGCTACTTTGATGACAAAGGCAATCATGTAATTGATAAGAAAACTAAAGAAGCAAAGCCTGCGCCTGATCCTGCGTTTATGTTGTTTGAGAAATGTATGCGTGGCGATACTAGCGACAATGTGTTTAGTGCGTATCCAGGTGTGCGTAAGAAAGGCACTAAGAATAAAGTAGGACTTATTGAAGCATTTGCAGACAAAGACACTAAAGGCTATAACTGGAATAACATGATGTTACAGCGTTGGACTGATCATGAAGGTGCTGAACATCGTGTACTAGATGACTATACACGTAATGTAACACTTTGTGATTTGACTGCACAGCCTGCAGACATTAGAAAGATAATTAATAACGTAATTGAAGAACATATGACACCTAAAGAAGTACAGCAGGTTGGTATGCGTCTTATGAAGTTTTGTGCTAAATGGGATATGCAACGCATTGCAGACCAGGCGCAAACATTTGCAGAACCATTACAAGCGAGGTATCCAGCATGAAAGCAAAAGAAATAGTAAAAAATAAATTTTGGATTTTATCTAATAATAGTGAGAATGTAGGAACTATTAGTTTCAATGACGAGCAATATATGCTTAGTGATTCCAAAGGAAGTAGATTTTTTAACGATACGCTGGAAATACAAGAATGTTTGCAAAGCAAAGTTAGTTGGCAAGACTTAGAAATTAAAGAAGTTGTGCCAGAAAAAATTGTTAATACATATCCAACTAGTTGTTTGCCTTATAATGATATGTATGACGTAAAACGCAAATTGCCATTATTTACAAAGAGCAAAAAAAGTAAAAGTTTATACTGTGCAGGATATTATACAATACGTTTTGAAAAGGGTTGGGTTAAAAGTTTTTGTCCTAAACTAATAACTATAGAACGTTATGACTATAGAGGACCATTTAAAACTGAACTAGAAATGAGAACGGAGTTATCACGTGTCAACACAAAATGAGCCGTTAAATACAGCACCTATACAGCAATTTATTTCACAAGTTAAGAGTGCTGATGCAAGTCAAGCAAAGGAAATAAAGTTAACAGCCCAACAAGCAAAAAGACTTGCTTTTACCTTAGGCGAAGTAATGACTAGATTAAATGGTGATCTTGAACAGATACTTGCACGTAAAAACTCAGGTGCCGATGATGTAATCCAAGTTAATATGGATAGCGGTTCAAATTGGTAATAGGTAAATTCAGTTTAGGTATTGTAGGATTTACCCATATTCAAGGACAATGGACTTGGGACGTTCTAGTTGTACGAGGCAAACACTGTTATAATATACCTGTACCTTATCCTATATATAAAATTATACACTACTTTTGGTCTAAAAAGTTGTCTAAAAAAGGATAAATATATGCGTACTTAATAAGATAGGAACGCATATGAGTAGACCAAAACCAACTGTATTAGCAGAGCATATTGATAAAAAAACGTACAAAGCTGATCAAGTATTACAAGCAGAAGCCATCTGGGCTGTGTTTTACGAAAACGCTCCGTTTAACTTAAAAAGTTCAAACGTTCTTACAAGCTACCCAGGACCTAAATACAAAAAAACTAGTTTTTCAAATCCGGGGCATGCACACAATCTTGCTACAAAAATGAATTCTCTTTTTAAAACAGATCTATTTACTGTTGTTAAATTAACTTCAGGTGAAACTGTTGAAGAATGAACTGGAAAGAAACATACACAAAAGTATTCTTAAAACAATCAGGTAAAGCTATAAGTGATTTATCTGTAAAAGAGTACCTTCCTCTATGGTGGAAGAACACTCGAGAAAAAGATACCGGCGGACTTCGTCTTACAGATGCCGGTTTTGAATTTATTACAACCGAAATAGATTTACAAACTTACGAAATACCATATCCCCAAGAATTCGAACTTACAACTAATACAATAATATGGATGGATAACTTTATAGATTGTCCGTATTATTTGGCTCCAAGATGTATTATAGTTACAAACGAAAAAAAGGCTATGGAATTAAGCCTTTTTAGCGGAGATGTACGTAAATATGGGCTACAAAAAGCTCTTACTAGGCAGAAAAAAGAATCCAAAAGTGGTTGACCTTTAGTTAAAACGGTGTTATTATATATACATACTTAGAAATAACGTATGGCACTGAACACAACAAAAGAGGAATACACAATGGATAATATTACAGCACTACGCACCGTATCACCAAATAGCGCAAAGAAAAGCATTTTACGTGCTTTTAAGAAAAAACGTCCGTTGTTTATGTGGGGACCTCCAGGTATTGGTAAATCCGATATTGTAGGGCAAATCACTAAACAACTTAAAAATTCACACTTAATTGACATTCGTTTGTCTCTTTGGGAACCTACAGATATTAAAGGTATTCCATACTATGCGGCAAATGATAATGTTATGGCTTGGGCACCTCCGCAAGAACTTCCAACAGAAGAATTTGCGGCACAATATGATAATATTGTACTGTTCTTAGACGAAATGAATTCTGCGGCGCCGGCTGTACAAGCGGCTGCTTATCAGCTTATTCTTAACAGACGTGTAGGACAATACAAATTACCAGACAATGTTCTTATTGTAGCAGCTGGTAATAGAGAAGCAGACAAAGGCGTTACTTATAGAATGCCTGCTCCGTTAGCAAATCGTTTTGTACATATTGAGCTTGCTGTTAACTTCGATGATTGGTTTGCTTGGGCTGTAGAAAACAAAATACATAACGATGTTGTAGGTTATCTTACTTTTAGTAAGAAGGACTTGTACGACTTTGATCCTAAATCACCAAGTCGTTCTTTTGCAACACCTCGTTCATGGTCATTTGTATCAGAACTACTAGATGACGATGATGATGAAAATACCACAACTGACTTAGTCAGTGGTTCAGTAGGCGAAGGCCTTGCTGTAAAGTTTATGGCACACCGTAAAGTAGCGTCAACAATGCCTAATCCAACAGATATTTTGGATGGCAAAGTAAAAGAGATGAAGACAAAAGAAATCAGTGCCATGTATTCCTTAACTGTCTCACTCTGCTATGAACTTAAAGAAGCGTCCGATAAGAACGATAAAAAGTTTGACGATAAAGTTAATAACTTTTTACGTTTTGCAATGGATAACTTCGAAACAGAATTGGTTGTAATGGGTATTAAACTTGCTCTTACACAATATTCACTACCAATCGATCCAGATGAAGTAGAATGTTTTGATGAATTCCACGAACGTTTTGGCAAGTACATTACAGCTGCACAACAGGTGTAACCATAAAAGAGTTGGGCGTCTCTATAAAAACGCCCATTTTTACTTGACAAATAGTGTAAATATGTGTATACTGTAAGTATAACAATTAGGAATAGGCACAATGATCAAAGACGTATTATATAATGTAGAAGGTACTAAGCACTGGACACCTGATCCAGATATTACACCAGAGCAACTTGAAGAAATGCGTGTAGATGTTTTAGAACGTATTATTGTTGCAAGAGTTGGCTTACTACTTCGACACCCATTCTTTGGTAATATGGCAACACGTTTGCGTATTTTAGCCGCAGATGAATGGTGCCCGACAGCGGCTGTAGACGGTCGTAATTTATATTTTAACACACAATTCTTTAACAAAATGAATAACAAAGAAATTGAATTTGTTATTGCACACGAAATTTTACATTGTGTATTTGATCACTTAGGACGTAGAGAAGGACGTGATCCTAAGTTATATAACATTGCCGCTGATTATATTGTTAATAATCTATTAGTACGTGATCGTATTGGTGAAAAACCCAGCTTCATTGATTGTTTTCAAGACTTTAAATATGACACGTGGACTAGTGAAGAAGTATATGATGATATTTACGAACAAGCAAAACAGAACGGTCAAGACTTTTTAGAACAACTTGGAGAAATGTTGGACGAACACCTTGATGGTTTAGGTGATGATGCTAACGGTGAAGGTGACGCAGGCGAAGAACAAGATAGCAAAGGCAATAAAGTAAGTAAGAAAAAACCTAAATTTTCTAAAGAAGAAATGCGTAAGATCAAAGACGAAGTTAAAGAAAGTATGCTTAGTGCTGCACAAGCCGCTGGAGCAGGCAATACTCCTGCTGAAGTACAACGTATGATTAAAGAGCTTACTGAACCTAAAATGAACTGGCGTGAAATTATTCGACAACAAATCCAGTCTACTATTAAACATGATTTTACTTTTAGTCGTCCATCACGTAAAGGATGGCATACTGGTGCTATTCTTCCTGGCATGAATTTTGATGATGAAATTGATATCTGTGTAGGATTAGATATGAGTGGCTCAATTGGCGACCATCAAGCAAAAGACTTTTTAAGTGAAGTCAAAGGTATCATGGAAGAGTTTAAATCTTACAATATTAAATTATGGTGCTTTGATACAAAGGTATATAACGAACAAGACTTTAGTGCAGATGGCGGTGAAGATTTGCTTGATTATGAAATCATCGGAGGCGGCGGTACCGACTTTGATGTGAATTGGCAGTATATGAAAGAAAACGATATACAGCCTAAAAAGTTTATTATGTTTACAGATGGCTATCCTTGGAATAGCTGGGGAGATCCAGAATATTGTGAAACGGTTTTTATTATACACGGACACCGAGACAAGGAACTAGAAGCGCCATTTGGCATAACAGCACACTATGAACAAAACGTTGCATAAATTTAAAGAACCAAATCCACTAAATTTATTTGGAATTAGGCGCCTAAAAGTGCCTAGTCCTCATTGCGATTACATTAAAATACCACTTCGATATAACTTAGAACGTAGTATACAAAAATGGATCGATGATAATCTAAAAGGCCGATATTATATAGGAACTACTATAACAATTACAGAAGGTAGTGGTACTGAAACTGTATGTAAAATCGGATTTGAAGATACTAAAGAACTTTCGTATTTCACTTTGGCATGCCCACTTTTAAAATACAAGTAAATATATGCGTAGTTTATATAAACACAGGAGACAATAAATGAGCGAAGATAAAAACAACGCTGACGCAAAAGCCCCAGAACAAGCTCAAGCGCCAGCACAAGAAAATGCCACAGAACTTACTATTACTGATCTAAACGCACTAAAACAGATCATTGATGTAGCAAGTCAACGTGGTGCATTCAAACCAAACGAAATGATGACTGTTGGGTCAACATACAACAAACTAGAAACGTTTCTATCAGCCGTAGCGGCACAACAGCCGGCACCTGCGCCAGACGGAACAAAAGGAGAATAATATGGCCGCATTAAAACATGTCGGAAGAGTAACTAAGACTAAGAAAAAATGTGCTGTAGCATATAGAGTGTTACCAGGTGATCCTGATAACTGCTTGGTAGTATTTACAGAAGCACTAGATGCAGCTGACCACGATACTTTAATTAATTTAATTGAATCAAATAGTGGGCAAAATGCTGATGAATTTGCAGATGCTATGGCTAGAACATCTTTATCAGATGGTAGAAATATGTTAGCTGCATTTCATAAAACTGGTAAACTTACTAAGGTAGCAACAAATTTAATTGAAATGACACCAAATAATAATACGTCATTGCCATTAGATGAACTTAATAAAACTATTGCAGAGCAAAAAGGTGTTACAGTAAACGACCTTGCTATGAAAAGTCCAGAAGGAGCAACTATTGCAGAAGTAACAAATGCACCTTTAGCTAATCCAGCAGACTCATATACAGCACCTGCAACACCCGATGTCTTGACTGACGAGGCACTTGCGGCACAATATCGATCGCAAGCAGATTCTTTGTTTAAAGAAGCAAAAACTCTTAGAGAGCAAGCAGAACAACTTGTTCCTACAAAGCGTAAGTCAAAGACAACGGCGGATGGCTAAAAAAGGCAAATTACCCTCTGATATAGTTAATGCTTGGCCAGAAATATTTAAGGATATTACTATTGATGTAGTACCTATTGAGTATCTGCATAGTGTTAAGATATATTTCAACGACGGAAAAATATGGGAAATTGACGTAAAAAAGTCTAGATCTAAGCCTACTTTGGATATTGAAACAGCGTTAGAAGATTTATTTGTTGAATACGAAAGTAGCATTAAAAACATAGATTTTAGACTAGATACACATAAGGTCAAACGAGATATTAAGAAGCGTACACAAATCTTTATGAAGAAAAGAAAGTAATCGGCATAAATACTATAACAAATACTATTCAGGAGTAAATAGATGGCATTACAAGTTAGAAGAGGTACCAATGCAGAAAGACTAGGTATCACACCTGCAGAAGGTGAATTAATATTCACAACAGACACTAAACAATTATATGTTGGTGACGGATCAACAGCAGGTGGAATAACATCTATTGCTGGTACTATCGACTCGCTTTTAGCTGATACTACTCCACAACTAGGCGGCACATTAGACTTAAACAACTTCGATATTACTGGTACAGGTAATATTAATATTACAGGTAACATCCAGGCTACAGGAAACATTAACTTAGGTGACGGAGTTGGTAGTGATGTTTTAAACTTAGGTGCTGAAATATCAGGAAGTATAATACCAAATACTGACAGTGCTCATAATATTGGTTCAGGATCAAAATATTGGAATGAGGCTTGGATTAACCAACTAAATGTTAATAGTCAAATTACAGCTGAAAGAATACAAGCAGATATTATTGCAGAAGATAGTACAGTTGTATTTAATGCGGCTACAGGAATTGTTGCGGCTGCACAAGTAAGCGGAACATTTACAGGTAACGTAGTTGGTAATGTAACTGGGAATGTAGTTGGTAATGTAACAGGATACCATACAGGTGATGTAAGTGGTTCAGTATTTGCTGATGATTCAACATTGATGATTGATGGAATTAATAGCCAATTTGGATTAGTTGATACACCACTTGGATTAGTATCACGTGGAACTGGCGCTGTAGACACAACAGCAACTCTTGAATTCAAATATACAGGAACACTTCCACCAGGTGAACCTTTGAATATGATCTTGGTTCAGCAAGACGCTCAACAAAAATTTGTTATTCAAACTAGACCTACTAATACATATATCAGCCATGATGATAACGGTGCAACTGGTATTACAATGTATAACAACTTTGTTGTTCATGGCGGATTGAAACAAAAAATTGAACCTGCAAATGCAGACTTTACAGAACCTACAGAAGCATTAGAAGTGTTAGGAAATATAAAAGGAACTGGATTTGTTCAGTTTGGATCATTAACAACTACAGAACGTGATGCACTTACAGCTGCAAACGGAATGGTTATCTACAATACAACAGATAATAAATTCCAAGGCTATGAAAACGGTTCTTGGGTAAACCTTATTTAATAAATCCTCACAACAACTGAGATAAGTATTAGTATGCAAATACTATATCTAATATTCTTCTCTTATCTAATGTACATGCTTATTGTAACAATTGGCATTACTTACGGATATCATAGATACTTTTCACATAACGAATTTAAGGCAAAGCCTTGGCAGGAAGTTGTTATGCTGTACTGCGGATTGCTTTGTGGCAACAGAAGTCCACTAGGGTGGATAGGTGTACATCGTATGCATCATGCCTATTCGGATACCCCTAAAGATCCGCATAGTGCTTTGTACCGCCCCTGGTATGAGATACTTTTTAGTTTATGGCGTGTAGAAAGTATTCCTCGCCAATTTTTAAAGGATGCTATTCGCAATCCTAGATTAGTTTTTTTCCATAAGTATAAAAATGTTTTATATATTTCTAATGCTATAATATTAACTTTATTATTTGGTCCATATGTGTTAGTAGTATTAGCAATCATTTATCTACTAGCCTACCTAGGCTTTGGTATATTAAACTTGCTAGGACACGATCAAACAGGACCTATTAACAATATATGGATAAATTTTATAGCACCGTTTGAAGGTAATCACAAAGATCATCACTCATACTCTGGTGCAAAATGAAGTGGTATTTAGAACCAATAGATAGTCATCTTTTAAGCATTAAAGAACTTTTTGCAAAAAACAGAGGACATAAACACCAAGAAAATTACATATCAGATACGTTGTTTGAGCATACTAAATTTTCAAGAATGGCGTATGACAAAAAAATGATATATTACAGTGCCGGTATTGAACGTCCTGAATATAACGGATCTATTAGAATTATGAGTAGACATACTAGAGACAGAAACTACAACTTTGGTGGATGGAAAGCTGACTTAGCAAGAGGGTTAGATACTTTAGAATATAGTACCAACTATGCACTAGAACTAGGTTACAAAGATATATGGGTAAGTAGAGAAGAAAATCCAAATCTGTTACATTACTTTCAAAAAAAATCTAGATATAACTGGACTGTAACTCAAGAACAACTACCTATAGGAGGGTTCCAATGGGTCTTACGATTGGCTTAACTGGTCACACTAAAGGGTTTGGAAAGCATATTATGCATAGACTCTTAGAACTAGGCTATACTGTAGAGCCTTTTAGTAGAGCAAATGGAGTAAACTTATTAGAATCCCCAAATACAATTTTTAATACTCCTTTTGATATTCTTATTAATAACACCGAAGTAGGTAACGCTCAAGTAATTCTAGCAACAACTTGTGCAAATAAAGGTATACCGTGTATCAATATAGGTAGCAAGATAACAGAAGCAAATGTAAATAATAATATAGATATTGCAAAAAAGGATAATAAAATAAAATTGGAACATGTAAGTAAAAAATATAAGCAATCATATCTTACTTGGGGATTCACCAAGGAAAATCCTATATTAAATAATAATCCACAATTATTAGAAACAATAACTGTTAAGGATGCAGTAAAGGAGGTAATAAATGAGTTGGAATCTTTATTCAACCTTAAATAACTATGGGGATTTTATAGCGTTAAACTCCTTTGTGTCTCCTAAACAAGTTTTGAAAGATACAGAACAATACAAAGACTATTGGGAAAAGTATAATCCCAATAAGCCTCATATACCGAGGAACAGTTTAGCGGTTACATCTCTAACCGGAGAAATGACAAGTAACAATGTCAGCAGTCTTAGAGAACATTTTGATAGAACGGGAGAGAATATAGAAGAAAGCGATTTCAACAAACCAACTGACCTTTATAAAAATAGTAAAGAACTAAGCAATTTACTTGATTACTGGAAACCTTTTTTAGCTAGAACACAAATTATTAGTTTGCCGCCTGGCGGATACTTTCCACCACACATTGATGGCGGAAGAAAATCAACACCTGAAACTTTTAGACTGGCAGTAGCATTAAAAAATACTAATCCGCCAAGGTGTTGTTGGATGCTAGGAGATGACAGTTCGTACACTGCACTTAAATGGCAGGAAGGACAATTATACTATGTAAATACACTTAAGAAACATATGTTGTTTAATATGGACGATAAAGAAAGTATCTGGCTTATTATTAATATTGTTATAACAGAACAAAGTGTAAATAAAGTTAGGGAGCTAATCTAATGTTACCTTATTTTACTCCTGTAGATTTTATAAGCAAAGAAGATATTGAATTTTTAGAAAATCTTGTACAATCAGATGAGGCAAAGTTTATAGCCTATGACACTGTAAATGGGCAAAAAGACGGAAACTTATGTTGGGATTTAAATTTAGATTATTTTAATAGATTCAACTTAAACAGTTATACATTTTTTGTGCATCAGCCTGCTTTTACAAATGTAATTACTCACATAGACAACCCAAAGTGGAAACGTAACACAGTTTTAATTGTACCTTTATTATGGCATAATAATTATTCTCCGTGTTATTTCGAGGAGGGGCCTGTAGTAGAATTTAGAACCCCTTATCTTTTCAATACTCAATTACCACACTACATTAATAATAATGAATATCCAAGATATAATTTTCAAATCTGCTTTGAAGAACCAATAGAGGAGGTAAACAAATGTTTGACATCAATTTAAAAGAAGCATATATCAAATGTAAACCTATAAACGATACAGAAAAACTCACAAAATTATTTTACCACATGAGTGAAGAAATATGGCCAGACCTAAAGTTTGGCGATCAAACTTATCTTAATGTGTATATGCGAAGAGCACAATCACAAATGAACAAACGAGATATTTATAATGGCATACGTGGCTTTGACAAAAAAAATGAAGACGACTGGTTAGACTATGTAGATGAATATCAATACGAAACTGGAGTTTTATATTATGTCAAGCTTCGTCATCAAAACGCTAGAATAGAACCGGACCAACATTTAAATATTTACTGCTTTGTACATAATGATCTAGAATCACTTAGTAAGGAATATTGTAATGAAATAGACGCTGTATTGCCCAAGTTGAGAAAGAATTTCTGGTTTAGTTACATGGAACACGCCTGTAGATTTATATGGCACACTGACGGAGATACTGGATTTAGATATCATCATGTGTTAAACAACGACGGTGAAGGTATTACTAGTAGTATAGAAACATCAGGCGGATCGGTGTTTTGTAAACCGGGAGAAGCATTTATTCTTAATACTTCTAAGCCTCATTCTGTAATACCTAGTAAAAGTGTCAGGTTACATGCTGTAGCTAGTATGAGCGGCCCTGATAGTATTAATATAGGTCATAACAATCAATGGATGGAGGACAACGATGTTACTTGGAGCGAATGGTCAAAACAACATGGATACAAACATGAAACCAATGGTTACAATAATTGACGATGTGTTTAACGAAGATTATCTAGTAAAGTTAGATCTGCTTTGTAAAGGAGAACTGTTACAACTAGATAGTAAAACAGGATCTCATGTAGGTGAATACACAGACTACGAATGGCAAATGATAAAAAATGACATTAGAAGTTCTCCTGACCGATTACAATTATTAAACGAAATAGGCAAATACATTGGTAAAACTTTACCTACAGAAGATTTAGAACCTATGCAACTGTTTGCTAAAAAATTTACTACCAGCAGTCATATAGACAAACATAAAGAAGATCCCAACCTATACGGCGATTGGGTATGGATGCTTTATCTTACAGATGAAACTGATGGAGAATTATGCACAGAAGATATGCGTATACTACCAAAACGAAATAGACTTGTGATAATGCGTACAGGTTTTGATCATTGGGTAGGATCATGTAGTGGCCCAAGGTTGAATTTAAGTGGATGGCCTTTTGTAACAAAACAAGTGAGACAAAGATGGAAAGAAAAAGATTTTATAACAACAGTCTAACTAGACAGGGAAATACAGTTATCAAAGAAAGTCAGTGGCCTGTAGATAAAGAAGCTCTTGATATATTGATAGCAGAACACCCAAACTTTCTTCCAAAAATATTAGATTACGACAGCAATTCAATTATTTACGAATACATTGAAGGTATATCTGTTGGAAAATATTTAAAAGAGATAAAAGCTAATGCACAAGATATGGTTGATATTTATGTACAAATAAATGACATTTGGAAGAACTTTTTAGACCTTTCTAAAAAACACTGTAAAGGTAAAATGATTTATCATAATGACCTCCATTTATATAATATGTTACATAAAGACGGTAAAGTTATTTTGACTGATATAGATAGCATAGTAATTTCAAACCATGTAAGTTTCCAGACTACGCACAGTTATCTTTTTCATCAAATGGAAGAACTATTATATGCTAGAATTCAAAAATAAAATATTATTACACATTCCTAAATGTGCAGGAACAAGTATTTTAACAGCATTAAAACTTGACGTGTGGAGTGGTGACAATCACTATAATGAAAAGTATGATGTACGTATACACTACAATGATATTCAACAAACACATATACCTGCAGAAGATGTAAAAATAGACAAACCAAAAGTTGCGTTTGTGCGTAATCCATGGGACAGGACAGTTTCACGATATTGGTATTGTAGAAAAAGGTATAACATTACAGAAACATTTGAAGAGTTTGTAAAACAAAAAATAATTAAAGTTGACTATGATTGGGGGCCGCCGAGTTGGAGATGTCAAGGTGATTGGTTAGATGCAGATACAGTTTTCTACAAAATAGAAGACGGTATAGAAAAAGTTTTATATAAAGAGTTTGATATTAATATAAAATTACCTATTATTAACGGAATGAAAATATTGGATTATACTAGTCTTTATACTACACATACATATAATCTTATTAGAGATTATTATAAAGACGATATTGAAAGATTCAATTATAGTTGAACCAAATCATCAGTTCCGTCAAGACTAAACATTAATGAAATTCTAGGATTAACGCCGCGATTAAATACAGCATGAGGATAACCTATGTTTAAAAAGTATGCTTTACCTGCTTCTAAGACATATTCTTCTATTTCACCGTTTCTTCTAAACTGATTTATAACTGCCGTAGTTGAATAGATGGGACAAATGCAACGTACAGCATAATTTACATCATAATCAACATGGAATGGTATTTCTTTTCCCGGAGCAAGTTTAGTTATTCTTATACGACTTGCAGGTGCTTTACATTGTGTTACAATTTCTTCAAAGATACTTCCTGTATAATCTTCAGTAGGAATGTTATATAAATGTTCTTCCCTGCGCTTTAATCGTTCTTTGATGCTGGCTGTGTGCGGCAAAATTTCGCTAGGTGTAGTAAGGTTAATTTGTTCAAAATTATCGTATACATCTTTAACTAGTTCTTCGTGATTCATGCATAGCATAGGATTTGCTGTACGTACATCGACAAATTTTTGAGCTAAACTGTCAGTAGATGATTGTAATCTTTTTAGATCAATTTTAATCGGAAGCTCTGCTATAGTAGGTAAATCTTGTTTTTTCATCTTTCTATTAGTATCCCTTGATTGCGACAAAATTCTACGTAACCTTGCCAAGTATTATACGGCCAAAGTGTGAAACTAGCCATTTTACGTGGGTGTAATGTATTTAAGCTATCTATTCGATGCCAGGTTCCTATATTGATTAGTGCTGCATTATTTTTTATTTCAAACGAGTCTATAACTGTAAATTCTTCTGTATTATTTTTAGGAAGGTTTCTACCGTCCCAACTCTTATATTTTTTTAAATCATAATCAAGTGCAAACTTAGTTGTATCCCCGACTGGTTTAGATAATAAAATATTAATAGCTGCCGGACAAATCATATGCTGTGGAATGTCTGTATATATTTTATGTTTATTATTGTCGATGTGATAACCATATATTTCATTAGGTTGCATTTGAAAAATTTTAAACACACTAATAAAACTATTATTAAATAATTTATAAAAGTCTTGTATCGCTTCTAGTTTGAGATCTGCTACTAAACTAAAGCTAGGATAAAATACCGATTCATCATAAGTTTGACAGCCATGACTATCTAGATAATCTTTGTCAAATTCGTTATACATTCCGATAAGAAAATTTATATCTTTTCGTATTTCGTCTACATCAATATTAAGATCGTATGCGTATTTCATCGTTCTATTAAATATCCTTTTTGTCTTATAGCTTCAACAATACCTTGAAAACTATTATAAGGCCAAAATACAAAGCAAGCACTTCTACGAATGTTTTCTATATCATTAGAACGTATAGTATGCCAGACACTTGTATTAAACAGTGTAGGTTTTTCTGTAATGCTCCATCTATCAACTTCTATTAATCCATCCTGTGATACACCCATTGAATTATTATCACACCCTGGATATAAGTCGCCGTTTTTACTAAACGCCCATGGCTGCAATCTTCGTAACTCTCCGTCTATGTACCATACAGTTTCATCTCCTACAAGTTTACTTAGTAAAATATTAACATTACCAGGCTGATGTATATCCATAGGTATATCAGGATGGAAGCCTTGTTCATTACTATCAACATGGGGGTTGTAGGTTTGTTTAGGCTTCATATTAAGAAACCGTATGCCTTCTACAAACCCATTGTTAAAAAGTTGCTTAAATTTTATAATATTTTCACAACCTTCCTTTTGTACAGTCTTGTCACTTACGTAAAAGCACAGATCATCATATCCTCTATCTTTGAATATAGGATCATTAAGATATTGCAGTTCTTTACGAATATCTTCTATATCTAAATCTAATTCATAAGCGCACGAGAACATAATCTTTTCCAATCAATTCTACTGAATATTCTACAGCAGCATATTCAAAAAATTCTTTTTGATGCGTATATGCACCCATAAGTATATAGCTATCTTTATTTCCGTACTTTTTCCAATAATCAAATTGTCTAATATTTTCTTGTATTTCTGGAGATATATCAAAGATAACAAGATCAAATCCTATCTTCCAGTCATATTTAAAAGGACTTGTATCTAATATCAATGTAACATTATCGCTATCTTGAAAAGTAGCAGCTAAAAGATTAAAATCATAATAGTCATGATATTCTTCCGGAAAATATTTCTTTACACTACGCTTCCAGTCTTTGTTTTTTAATTTAGGATCAATATTTTCTTCAGCATTGCCTTGACTATATTCACCTCTTGCAGTGTCAGGCATATGATTTAACTTACTATCGTTGTACGCTTGCACTGCAAAAAAGTGACTATAAGGTAAAAGTTCGCTTAATTGCTTTGTAATACCGCCATAATAGGTTCCTACTTCTACTACAGTTTTAGGATTTACTCGTTGTGCAATTTGTTTGAAGACTTCTATACTGCCTCCGTTATGCATTGAATACATCTTGTTTCCTTATAATCTTATCGGAATATTTTTGAATACTTCGTTCGATAAGTTCATTATGTTTTTGTGGATTTATTTTACCTAGAATAAATCCGATCAGTCTGTCTTCTACATCCTCGTCAACTCCGTGTGCTTGTGTCTGATTATTAATGAGGAAAGCATCTGTATCTTCGGGAATGTTGCAGTAATGTTTCTGCTGCCAGGACATATCTCTAGTATAGTCGTACTCTTTACACATATACATCTTATCTCGGCCGCCTTTTACTATAAATCTATATCCAACAGGTTCATTTTCTAAAATATGGTCTAATGTTTCTTGTCTTATAGCAAGATGATGTTTGTGTGTAGGGTTAACAGCATTACCATCAATGTGTGGAGGTATAGACTTTCCATTAGCCCTAGCTATTCTAATATAATATAATTCGTCTAAGGGATAATTTTCTTCTATCCATTCTATCAATTCTGGATAAGATTGTTTTGCGTTTTCAGTCCACTCTTGTGGATATCCTAAAGGATTGTTATATTTCTTTTCACCTAATAGCGTTTCTTCTCCCCACCAAACATAATAATCAGGAGCAGAAAATTTATCAAGAATTTTTTGTTTGTTAGGAATAGGAGGTAAGTCTAGAGGTGTAAATATTATATCGTTATACATTTTTAGTCCTTTGTATTCTTGCATATGTACTAGTAAGTTCTTTATTAGAATTATATATTTTGAAATTTAATCCTAATTCCTTTTGTACTATGTCTATATTTTCTTTAAACTTTATCAACTCGTTACCCCTACCTAAATTGTAATGCAAATATATATATTCAAACCCATCAAGATATAAAGCATCTTCTGGCTTAAAAATTTTATATAGAGCATTTTCAATTTCTTTAACACAAGACTTTATAAAAGGCATAGTATCTAGATTATTAAAAAAATTATACATATCTTCTTTAGTAATTGTAGTATCTATACCAAAATTATAAAAGGTATTAAAATACCACCAGACTTTGTATATGTTAACTATTTCTTCTAAATTGTAACTATAACATTCGTAAACCATTTCAAAAGTTTCATTATTAGGAAGTACAACCTTTTTTGTTTTTATTTTGTACTTGTCTTTATACTCTTGCTGTGCCATAGGTGTGTTGGGCAATACATATAGAGGATAAGCTCTTGCAAAGTCTATACCTAATTCTTGATGCTTAAATAAAGTATTAGCCCAGCTATCAGCAGTTTCTCCCGGAAGACCTATTATTAATTCGCTGTTTACTTCTACATCTTCCATATGATCCATAATACTAAGAAGCTTATCTGTACTAATATTCTTTCTGTCAATTACATCTAGTGCTTCTTCTGTAAATGTCTGTAGGCTAATTTTAAGGTTGCGTTTTTCATCTTTAAAATTATTCATTACTAAGTTCATTATTTTAGGAAGCCACTTAGACCCATTCTTTGCAAAGCCAGCAAAAGTAAGTAACATATCACTACGTGTTTTCGTGTTTACAACATGTTGAACAAAATTATAATCACGTTCGAATATACCAAAGTTAGCGTCTAATATTTCTAAACGTTTTACACTGCCGAAACTTAAAATATGATCTATTGTTGCATATACATCAGATTCATTTAACTTTTTAATTTTACTTCTTGCAACACCTCCCCAATCACAAAAAGCACAAGCATACGGGCAACCTCTATTAGTTTCAAATGCAACACAAACGTTGCTTTCTTTAGTAAGTATACTATCAAATATTCCGTCTGTATACGGTGTAGGAATTTCGTATATACTTTCTGCATCAGGATCTAATAACTTTTCAAATTTTGTTTCGCCCGGACCACAAATATAATGATCTACAAATTCTCTTTTGTATTCTTCTAGATTGTTTTCTGGAACATTAGGTCCACCATAAACTACTACACCTTTTGGATTGTATTTTTTAAAAAGTTGTGCTATAGTATCGTTAATACTTTGATTCCAAACATAGCATGTTAAACCTAAGATATCCGTTTGTTTGAGCTTTTTGTGAAACTCAGGAGTATCCCATTTGTATTTGTATTCAGGTTCTAAGAATATATAATTTTCTTTTATGCTAGGAATTTTTAAACAATGAGAGATAAGACAGCCTGCTGCATAGGGTATCCAGTCCGTGTACTGACTTGAAATAGTTCCTAATAACACGGTGCGAGGCATAACCTATTTACATCTCCTCTTTTAAATTTATCATATGCAGGATTGTCTGTTGTAGCAAGCCACACACTATCGCTTGGTGTAAAATTATATTCTTCACAAACATCTTTTTGTTTGTTTTTTAGAGTACGCCAAACATAATCTATGTCAAATTTGTTAATGATTGTTTCTGCAACACTATTCGCATAATAGTTATAGTACTTAGCACTGTTAGTAATAGCATCTAAACGTTCATCTGGTTTACGTGTAAATATCCAACCTGTGCGAACATTACGTACACCAAACGGTTTACTTAAACTGTAAAACACATATTCTACATTTTTAGGCAAATCTATTTTGCGTATATCTGTGCTTCCTACATAAGCAAGGTCAACTGCTGTAGGCGTATCCTTAGGTATGTGTATAAAGTTTCCGTCAATAGCACTAGGTACACTTATATAATGGATACGTTTTACTCCTGCTTTAGGGTTTATCCATTGGTAGTCTCCACGCTCCATTGTAACAGCTCTACGCTCTTTATCGTACCACCAATCTAGTCCTTGCGTGATACCGTTCATAGGATATACATTAAAATTAGATAGGTCTACAACTGGATTCAACCAATCAATTATGCTTGTAGAGTACGGCAAAACACCGTCTATATCGCATTTTAAGGGCTCTACAGCGTGTCTAACACTTTCTAACACATTTGTACGCACGGCTGTACTTTGCGCTAGTATAGTGTTACAAATTTTCGTGTCCACTTGCTATTCTCCAGAGTATTCTTCTATCCATAGCTTCAAATGCCCAACGTTTATGTATGGTTAGTATTTGCTCTGCTACGTTAATATCACCATCTTGCCAATCAAGGTGCCACATATATTTTTCTTGTAATATATGATTTTGCAAATACTCAATTAGATCCTTGCTTTCATTTTCTGTCCAACCTGCTACTTCAAAGATTTGATAAAAAGGAAAAAATAATCCTTTGTGGTCTCCAAAAGTTTGCACTAGCTTTACAGGATTATCTTTTTTCACATGATCTTTAAAGAAAGGACTAGTGCTATATCTACCAGACTCATAACCACAGTATACATACGCATCTTCAATTTTATCTTTAATATCTTGTGGTAGATCATTATAACTATCAACATTGTTCAACCAACTGGTTCTACTACCTGCTGTGCCTTGTGCAGCATACAGCCAGATTAACCGCTTTCTGTTTAGATTACTAGGTTGATTGGCATGCCAATCTAAATCATGTTTGTGATGGAATAGACTGTCCTTGCCTGTTATAGCATTTCCGCCTACACGCAAGATGCCATCAATCTCCCAAAGATCTGCACCTCTGTCACCATCTTTAGGATCACGCTTTTGCACAATGCCTGCAGACTCGGCTATACGTAAAAAATCGTTTGGTGTTAAATCTTGCTGTCTAAAATTTAAAACTTGGTACTTGAAGATATCTTTAAACAAATCTTTTAATTCATCATCAGGCATGCCTTTTAATTTAACATCATATTCAGCACACCATCCGTTAGCCAAGAGCTTCATTATAACTTCTCCTTTAGGATCTTAAAAATATTTATACTAGATCTACTGCCTAAGTATACTTTCCGATTGTATTTTATTATAATGCGTTAAACTTACCAACTAGCATGTAACGTGTGCCTCTAGAGTCTTGTACTTCTTCTTCGTATAATACTTCTGCACGATCAGGCAATTGCCGTTTGAATCCTTCTATACTGTTAACACAGTTTATATGCCCTTCAATTCCTTCCATATTGTTAGACTGAAAGGCAAAATGACAATTAGATGATATTTTAGGATCTTTTCCTACTTCATTATCTTCTTTAATTGCTCCTGGTCCAAACCATTTCCATTCTTTCATAGGTGGCATATGTTCACAACTAGTGTTAATAATTAAATTTGTGTCTAGATATGTTTTTAAGCATTTATCAAAAACGTCAGCACATATATAATCTATGTTCTCGTAGTTATCAAATATTTTTTTTGAAATCTTAGTTGTTTCGTCATCCATATCAATATTAACAACTTTTTTTACTTTCTTAGCTAATTTAGGTATAAGGATACTACCATACCAGCCGCCCCAAATAACTACGGTTGAATCATTATCAAGTATTTCTAATTTATCAACTGCTTGTAGTAGTGCATTTTTTGATAGACATTGATTAGAACTAAAAGAATCTAGTATATCATCTTTCCTATCATAATGAACATGCATAGTTTGCATAACATTGTTGACAATTTTATAATCTATTGATTCATTACTAACATTTAAAATGTTTTTTACGTATTGTATATTTTCTCTATCGATCATTTATTTTCCTTTGTATATAATTATCAATTACTACTATGTCCAACCCACATTTGTGAAATGTAGCAATAGCATCTTCTGGAGTTTCAACAATAGGTTCTTGGCAATTAAAACTAGTATTAAGCAACATAGGAACACCAGTAATAGCATAAAATTCGTTAATTAAGTCATAATAACGTTCGTTAAAGTCTCTATTTACAGTTTGTATACGTGCTGTTCCGTCTATGTGTGTTACACCTGGTATTGCATCACTAGTAACCGGCATGATACGGCTCATGTACGGACTAGGCTGATTAGTATCAAAGTAGTCTTTGTAATGTTCTTCAAGTACACTCGGTGCAAATGGCCTAAAGTCTTCACGTAGTTTAATTTTGCTGTTTATTATATCTTTAATTTTAGGATTTCGAGGATCAGCAAGTATACTTCTATTGCCTAATGCTCTGTTGCCGCTTTCGCTTTTACCCTGAAACCATCCTACTATCTTGCCATCAGCAATAGCTTGTGCAACTTCTTTAAGATCTACCTCTTCTTTGCCTACGTAGTTGTATTCTAATCCTGAATACACACTTGGAACGTGTATATTATTATTTTGTGTATAATCAGCATGCATATATGTACCAAGTGCCTGGCCTTCATCACCTACAGCCGGCGGCACATGAACATTAGCCCAATGTGTTGTAAATTGTTCATTTACATAACCATTGTATGCAACACCTCCTGCTACACATAAATTGTCACAAGTTTTCAATGGGAATATATATTCTTCAATTAGCTGTTCTGTAAATTTTTGTAATGTATATGCTACATCTTCTTTTGGAACTCGATCCAAAATTGCTTGGTACCCTTTTGGAAGTTTATAATTAGGATTTTGCATATACATATCTAACATATCATTTATTTCGTCGTTAAATTTTCCAAAACCAGCTAGGCCCATTGTCTTGCCTGCACCTAAATATCCAAAACCAATATCCTGTGAAAGCCTATTCCATAGCCCGCCTACAGGTACTTTATCACTTAAATCTATAATGTTATCAAATTTGTCAATGAAGATACAGTTATAGTGCCAGCCTCTTCCGTCTATTGCTAATATATCAGATTTTTCATAACCTGATGTTAAGTATGCATAAGCAGCATGACTTTGATGATGATCAATATAATAATATGTATCGGTTTTATAATAATCCCAAAGTCCTGTTGGTTTAAATTTAAGAAAATCCATATTAGGAAGACTGTCTTCTAATAAGTCAACAACAAACTGTTGACCCAAATTACTTACAGTAAATGCAAAAAGTTCTTCTTTGTCTAAATAATTTGAAAGGAAGTGTTCACAAAAGAATTGACGACTTGGATCTTCGTCGTGAGAGTTACTCGGATTTAAATTGTGTTTTACTCTATTGTGTCGTTCTATTTGGTTATGGAATATTCCGTCGTATGTATTGTGGTCATGAATATTCACAGCAATTGAATATATTTTCATCTTGTCAGAGTTTCACTCTCAATAATTTCTAATATTTCGTTCCGCCTTGCTTCAGGCCTTCTAGGTATAATATCCATACATGTTGTACAGTATTTTTCGAACTCGAATAAATCGTAGTTCATCATTTTTTCTATATTATCGATAGTAATATCAAACTCACGTGATCCATTAATTGCTTTTCTACTACAGTGCCTTATTTTTTGTATTTCAAAGTCGAATACAGGCACTTGCGGAAACTTTGCACATATTCGTCTTTCAATTTCAGGTGCTTGTACAAGCTCATGATCTGAAAAGAAGTCTGGTGATCTTGAATTGTACTCTTTAAACTCAGTATTTTCGTGGTCAATTTCAGTAAGATCAAAATTTTCTCTATATTTGAAGTAGTTAGGTGTTTGAATAATAAGATTATAATTATTCATATCATTCTTTGGTAAGAAAGGGTAGTTGCCTAATTTCTCAATTCGATCTTCGTAAAAGTCTAACACTAAATGCTCTATATAGATAATATCAGGATCCTCTAATACATGCGGGTAAAATTTGCGTACTAATGAATTCGATAACACTTGTGGAATAAGATTAGGATGTTTTTTAATTTCAGCAATTACTTCGTCAAGATTTTTAATTAGTCCTGGTTCGCCGCCTAGTAGACAAATCCTTGTTTTATATGGAGCAAGGCCTTTTAGTATAGTTCTTACTAGGTCCATATCAACATGCAAATACCGCATTTCTAATGTCCAAGCAGTACAATAATGACAGCTCTTGTTGCAAGACTTCGATAGATAAAAATCTACAGTCCTATATTCACTACCTTTTAACTGTTTAAGTGTCAACGCCATTTATTGTTACCTTTGTATATTTTTTAAAAGTAGGAAAATTCCAATGATCTTGTAAATCACCTGTTCTAAACTTTTCCGGTACATCTTTATTTAACACGTCTGCATGTTGTATACGCTCAAGTTGGCTGTTTGGAAATCCTACCCCTACAAGTAATTTAGGATTTTGTTTCACTCCTAATATATCACGTATTGGTCTTGTATTCAACGCAGTACAAATACCGGTTTTATATCCTAGCAATCCTGCTGACAGTATTAGCTCTCCAACTGATATGCCCATAGAATAAGCTATCTGTTCACCGTATACTCTCGCTGCATTACTATTGGGATTAAGTTTAGCAGCCTTGTGTTGGACTCCCCGAAATTCGCCTTCTTCTTTAACATATACAAATAATGCATTAGCATAAATTTGAGAATTAGTTACAGATTTATTATCATTCTGTATAAAAACATCGTTTTCTACTTTAAAACTTTCATCAACATCTTGTTTGTCTCTAATCATTGTAAATTTTTTTGTATGACTGTATATTTGTTTTATAATAGTTTGATCAGTATACACATGTAAACTATAGTGTGTTTCATTTTGCTTACTAGGAGAATTAACAGCTACATGTATAAGAGTATCTAAATCTTCTTGTGGAATAGTTTTAGTTAAATCGTAATTCCTTTGTGCTTTATTTGTAGTTGTGGAAGCATTTTTTAATCTTTTATGTATATTCATTATTTGTTAAACCTTACTATGTCATCTACACTAGGCTTGTTCTCCCAATGACAATCATTAGGATCAATACTATTACTAGCAAAGTAGTCATCAATATCAGCTACATAACCTATTTGTACTACCATAATAGGGGCTTCAGTAATTTCAGGTAAGATATCCCAGCTTAGGCCTACTTTGTTTTTATCTTTCTTGTATTCTCCACTCTGACCTTTCCAAACCCATTCCGGAAAACTTTTAATATATGAAATACCTAAGTCCTTTTCTAAACAAAGTCCGGCTAAACATTTTATAAACATACCAATTTCAACAGCGGTTAGCTTAGTATTAGTCGGATCTCTAAATCTTTTCGGGTCAATTTGTGTAAATCTAGCTTCTTCTGTGATATTATGTAATTTAGAATATTCTTTAATAAAATTATTTGCCTTGCACAACCTCTGTTCAAATACTAATACCCAAGGAGATATACGCATGTCATTGCCTTCGTCATCTAGTACGTAATCGTTAACATTAATATTTCCTAGTTCTGTTTTAATCATGCCATTTTTGTTTTCACTATCCATATGATTGACAGATCCTGTTGGATGCAAAGAACATATTTGTCCAATAATTTGTTTCTTTTCTAAATCGTCTGGACCATAAGCATGTATTTTAAATGGATATAAGTTTTGTTTAGAAGGAGCAATGTTTAATGTTCGTTGTAATAAATCGTGTATTGTCTCTTTTGACGGTAATCTTTTTTGATCCCAGGCCGCTCTTATTTGTCTTCTTTTGCTAAAAATTTCTTCAATACTCATAATTGTTCCTTGTCAAAAAATTCAAATATATCTTCAAAAGGCGGATCAGGATTATATTCCAGAGAATTCATTAGTCCTCCTTTGACTGAGTCAAATCGTTCATAATAATACTTCTTAGCCTTACCAAGAGTCATCATTAGCACAGGCCTAAATCCCCAATTACCACTTATAAAAGGAAGTGACTTTGGCCATTTTTTTCTGTCGTTATAAAAACAAATATTATAACTAACGTCCCACCCTCTATCTAACGCTGCACCTGTGATTGCTTTTGCGACCATGCCTACTTCAATGGCATTTGATTCTCTATTTTTTGTATTTACAAACTCCCAATCTTCTAATTGCCATTTACTATTAGATACATCAAAAAAATGTTTATAGTATGGGTTAGGTGGAGCAAGCCGAGGCGTGATTATAAAAGTCCACGGCGCACTTTTTAAATGATATAAACCGTCATTTTCGATATATCCTTCAGAATCAACTGTTGTGCCATACGCTTTGTGATCTACATCAATTTTTCTACCTTCGGCCATATTCCATAATAATTTGCTGCGATTTTTATCTGGTCCTAATATCCAAAACTTATATGCATATGATTTTTGCTTTGACGTTGCAAGAGAATAACCTATACGTAATATTTCTTCCACTTCAGATTTTGTAGGAATGATTTCTTCATTGTAGTGCATTACATGTTTTCTTTTACCTAATGAATCTTCAATACTCATAATACATTTACTACCTTTTCGAAGTTTGGTTTTAAGTCTGACAGTGTTGATGTATCACGTTTATACATATCACCAAACCCTGCCAATTGCAATAAGAAAGGCTGTTCGTTAACGAAATCCCATTCAGGTTCAGACCATTCATCTAAAGACGTAGGAATACACGCTATAAAAGAAGTGTCAATATTATTTTCTAAACACTTGCTAGAAAAGTTTGCTGCAAACATTCCTGCTTCAAACTGTGCTGTAAGTCTTGCCTTTTCGTATTTTTTAGTTCCTACAGGGAATGTTTGTTCGTAAATCATTCCTTGAGATATATTCATTTTTTGTTTTTGATTTAATTCTGTAACTACTCGATGTGTGTATATTAAAACATAAGGTGCATATTTTACATTCCAAAATTGAGGTTTTTGATTGATTTTCAAAAGATGGGTTTCATATTTCTTTAGTAATTTTGGTTTTGTAATTTTATTTCCGTTTGCTTTAGATTGATTTGATAAACATTTATAATACAATAATTCTCTCAAATGCCATTGATTTGGTCCTAGAACATGAACATTATAATTCATAAAATTATTTTTTGACGGAGTATATCTCCAAGCGTAATCTAAGCAATCGTAAATTATCTTTTCGTCTGGTAGATTGTCAGTCCATTCTAAAACATACTTATAATTTTTCATTTATATACTTGTCCTTATAGTTTGTATAATATTACTTATTTCTTCATCTGTAAGCCAGGCATGTACAGGTAACGATAAAACTGTGCTAGATGCAGTCTTAGACGCTGCACAAGCGTCTCTCCTGCACTCTAAGTTGTCATACATACTATTTGCACTCAAAGGTGTTTCATAGTGTATACTAGCGTTTAAAGCGGTTTTTACACGTTTTCTTGTATCTTTGTCTTTAAAACGTACAACATATTTATGGTAATTATGATTCAATCCGTTTGACATCGATTGTGTCACAACGTCTAAGTCAGCAAATGCATTGTTATATTGTTTGGCTATTTGTTGTCTGCGCTCTTGATTGCGATCTGCATTTTTAAGCCTTTGTTTAATTATCATAGCATTAAGAACATACATGCGACTATTGTATCCAAGCATACTAAAGTCTTTGTCTTTGCCGTGCCGTCTAATCATTTTTACACGACGAGCAATGTCTTCATCATCTGTAAGTACAACGCCACCCCCATTTATACCTGCAATTACTTTGTTGCTATTAAAACTGTATACTGAACAGTCTCCAATCGTACCTGCTTTTATTCCGTGTAAACTACTTCCTAAACTTTGTGCGGCATCTTCAATAAACAGTATATCGTTATCTTTGCAGAACTTTTGTATTTCTGTAGTGTCAGTCATATTACCAAACAGGTGCGGATATATAATTGCTTTAACTTTATCACTGTACATACGTTTAATGCTATCTAAACTAATATGATATGAATTTAAATCAATGTCACAGAACACAGGAGTAGCACCTACCATACTCACACAAGCTGAACTACTAATCCAACTGAAGTCAGTTACCAGCACTTCATTACCTTTGCCTATATTGTGTGCTAATAAAGCAAAATGTAATGCATCTGTAGCACTTGCTACACTTACACAATGTTTACGACCTACTAGCCCAGCAAATTCATTTTCAAAGTTTTCGTTATTTTCATAATTATTCTGAGTCATAAAACTTTCAAAGATGTCAAGATACGCTGATCTATTTTCTTTATATTCTCTGTCCCAAGCATCATATCCTGTCATATTGATCTTCCTTTTTATGTTTTGAATTCATAATATCAACTCCGCAATGACACCAAGTTTTTTTACAAGTGATCGGAATTAATGTATTATCAGTCAATCCTTCAAATATATTTCCAATAGTTTTTCCTAATCCACATGTACTTTGCTTTATATCTCCGTCTCGGCTAATAAACAAATTTTCATATATATTACATGTCCAGTCTAAGAATGTATTTTTTCTTTCTACAACTAGTTGGTTATCTGTAACATGACTTTTTTTGTTGTTACTAGTTACTTTAACCATTTTAAATTTGTCTTTTTCTTTTGCAGTACTAATTTTATTTTCATTTGAATTTGTTTTAAAAAAATCAAGATGTTCTTGTTTTTCATAATAGTACGGATCGACTTTGCTAGTTAACTCTGCTAGTACAGGAGTATATTCAATTCTATAGTTATTGCAAAGTTGTTTTACTTTTTCTGCAACATTAATGCACTCTTCGAAGCTATCTTTGTTCATCATTATTTTAGTTTTCAAATGCACTTTATCCTGTAAAAATTGTGTAACTTTAAGATATTGATTTAAGTCAGTAAACTCTGAGTGATAACTACCTATTACAACATCAAACAAATTATAATTTTCTTCCCACCAACTAATGTCTCTTGATAAATTTGTATTAATTGAAACTCTACTATTTTGTTTTGATACTAAACTGTTAAATTTTTTAATAACAGGGATTGTTCCATTCCACATAGATGGTTCACCACCTGTAATTTTTAAAAAGAATTTATTAATTCCTTTTAATTGGTACGTAGTAATTAAGTCTTCAAATACTTCTAATGATTTATCAACTTTATTATTATTCTTATAATCACCACCGTTACTAAATGTGTTACAATACGTGCATTTAAAATTACACCAATTATTTACTTGCCATAATATAGTTAGAAACCGTTCGTCTTTTGGCTGAATAGCAATAATATCATCAAAAGACATTAATCTCTTACTCCGCGTCTATGCCAGTCAAGCAATCTTTGAGACTTATGAGCCCATATTTCTTTCTTTACACGTTCTTGTAAGTTTGATTCGCTAGGTTTTGTTAGTGTAAAGTCTACGTTATCTCTTAATAACGGATTACCAGGGTTAAACCCTCTGTTTGTATTTACTAACAATAAACTAAAATCTTCTTCCTTTGCTATTTCTACAGCACGATCTATATCGTCTTCGTTGTAGCCAAACACAATATATTGCCATACAATTAAATGTCCACGATCTCTACCTTGTTTCATACGTTTCCATACTTCGTCAAAGTTTGATCCTATTCTATATAGCTCGCTTTTTTTATCAATTCCGTCTACACCAAAGTACCAAGCATTTTCTCCTACACCATAACTATATGCTTCGTTCCACCATGCGTCACTTTTGCCGCTTCCTACTGTTGCAATTCTTACACGTTTTCCTTTACCGTCGCATCTTTTTAACAATCCTAAAAAGTTAGGATGATAAATTGGATCGCTTATTTGACCACAAAAGGTTAATCCTTCGTCGTAGTAGTCTAGTATTTTTTGAAAATTGTCTTCAGATAAATCAAATGATCTTCGTATTTGATCTTGGCTAGTAATTTTTTGACGTATGCACTGAGGGCATCTAAAAGCACAACGATGAGAGGCATCAATATTAGGACGCTGCTTACGTTGTTCTATTACATATTGATCAGTTATTCTTGTCATTGTTGGTCTTTCTTGTCGTTGCCATATTTTTCAAGTGTTTCAACGAGCTGATTGCTTACTTCTATTTTTTCTTCTTTTTTAACAGCATCTTTATCTATATCAACTCCGCATTTCTTTTTACACATATAAGAAGCGCATTCAGGTTTGTTTAATAGCGTTTGAAAAAACTTTTCCCATGTATCCGATGTAAATATATCTTCTAAGCTATTGTTATTTTCAAGAGCTAATTTAGGATCTTTTAAACCTGCTTCTACTACGTGCCTATAAACAGGTGGATCATCTAGCCAACAGCAGGGTAACATATATCCGTCTGATGTATATGCGGCTCCTTTATTGTCTCTAGCACCAAAAGCTAGACATTTAGGTTTTATTTTCATTTAAATTCCTTTATTGAATCCACTATTGTAGAAATATTTGGTTCTTTACAATCACGCTTCCAGTACACACTGCCGCCATCCTCAATTGTTTTATCTCTTAGATAAATTACATCTTTACCATAATACTTGCACTCTTGAAATATTCGAGGAGCAGGATCAAAAGTTTCTTTAGTGTATACATATGTTTCAAACATACTCATAAGATTTTCTACTGGTACAAATACATTGTTGTTCTTTATATTAACATAGTTTTCGTCATATGTCAAGACCCCGTGATCCGGATATTGGTCTATAACTTTCTCAACACTTGCATAATATTTGTCATTTGTACCTAAGAACAAATATTTAAATTGTATATTATCAGTGTGTGGCTTATATATGCTAAAGTTAATAGTCTTTTCAAAATGAACACCAACGCCATTTGGATAAACTTCAGTATCACATAGGTCTACTATTTGTTTAGGATTGTAAAATTTAACAGCCTTTGGATACCCGTCTACATGATTTTCAGAATATACGCTAATAACATTACCATCAAACAAGCGATATAATATACGTTTTTGTACATCGGTATAATCATTAAAATTTTGCCAACTAAGTGTCATCATACTACGTCCCATAATAAGTGTAATATCATTTAGTGCTGGAACATAATCGTCAATAATTATATTTTGACAATGTATATATTTGTTGCTAATAGAATCTAGATAATCTTTTTTAGTAAAGTTTCGATGTGTTATAACAACAACCTGTGCAGAATAACCTGCTTTGTTAAGCATATCACAGTATTCATAACTATAATACAGTAGTCCGTCTACTGGTTTGCTTGTGACTACTATGTTTATCATTGTAAGATTGTTCCGTCTAGATGTTTTAGCATATCTCTAGCTATTAATTTTTGTGATTCTGGTCCTGGATGATCCTTGTCAGCAGCAAGATCAACCCAGTGTAAAGACTGATTAATTAGGGTTACTTTATTCCATTCAGGATATTCATATAAAATATCATTAGTATCGGAAGATTTTGAAATGAAATTTGCTTTGAAATTATAAACATGTCGATGATTCTGTAGGTGATAGTTTGCCAAGTTTATAGCTTCTAATGATTCAAGAAAACTATTATACGGATTATGTATCCATTTATAATAGTTTTTAGACAATTTAGTTGTGTAATTAGGATGTATATTTGTTGATTGCGTTATGTTACTATTCCTAAATACTATCGATCTGTTGACCTCTGTCCATAATATAACTATAATGTCGTCTTTTTCTATAGTAGTGTTTAATATTGCCTCAGATATGTATCTGTTACTACACCCAGGACTTCCTAAATTCACAACTTTTTTATCTAGCTTTTTTCCTAGCAATGCGGGCCAAGCATATTGACTAGGAGTATCTGCTGGATATTCTTCATGATCGTCATAGTAATTAAGACAGTCTACTTGTCCTTCACCGTATGTGTGACTGCATCCAAACGCAATAAGTCTCATTTCGTTATTCCTTTATAAATTCTATCTGCTATTACCCTATGAGCTTTTGGTCCAGGATGCTTACCATCTAAACCTGTGGGATACTTTCGTCTCACCATGTCGTGACCAATACCTATCACTAATGGATTTTTTATATTACGATCGCAAGTAGTATGAAAATTAGTTATTTTATGTTTATCTAAATATAATGCTGTATAATCTATATAATGATTAGTCATTATTTTATGATCATTTTCGTTATATATATGTTTATAATAAGTTACATCTCTTTTCACTCCTTTGTGCCATTGTGCAATAATATCATCCCAATTGAAGTTACCTATAGGATCTGTAAATATATGATATCTATCAGCATAACTCCACATTATTACTACAATATCGTTTACTTCAAATGGAAAGGATATAACTTGATGCATTATTAGTTTATTTGATGCACCTGAAATACTTGCATTATGACACTGTATTCCAAGTTTATCAGCAACTAGTTGAGGCCAAGCAAATTTGCTTGGCTGTTCTCCTACATCTTTTTTTTCATAGTTCCAGCAATCTTCAAGAGCTTGTCCAAATGTGTTACTACATCCAAACGCTACTAGTCTACTCATTATATTTTTCCTTTAACCAATCAAAATCGTTTATTAGGTTAATATCAGAGCTGCTAGAAAGGCCAAAGCGCATGCCATCGCGAGCACCTCGTAACGCATATCCGCTATAATCTCCACTAGCATAAGTAGTCCAAGTTTTAAGTCGTTCATCTGTTTCCTCCTTGTTTTGTCTATCTATTGAGTTACTTGCTAATTTAGCACATTCTCTAAATGCACTACGCCATGTACTAAATTCGTCTATGTTAAATGCTGTAATATTACTAACTTCTTCGATTACTTTTAAATTACTACTAATACTAGTAGTCATATCAGAACTAGTTGTGTCCATATCTAAAGTTAATTGTCTAGGTAATAATTTTACCCCGCCATACCCGTATGTCAAATCATTCACAGGATTTCTACTGTGCCACACATGTACCCATTCTTGTTCTTCTATCTTAGGAATATAACTAAAATCAAAGTCTTCTACTATAATAGCATCGGCATCAACTACCCAAAACATATCTGTTAAGGAAATTTTAGCAGCCTCTATATGTGCCTGATGTATTCCTTTGACTCCGTGTATACGTTTAGCATATGGAAATCTTTGCTTTAGTATAGAGTATCTATGTTCTGCATTAGACTCTTGATAGCTTATAAAAATTATATCGTACATAAGTTATTATAACACCATTTACGTTAAATGTCTAGTATTTCCGTAGTATATTACAGTATTAGGCCCATTATATGTTCTCCAAGGATCAAAAACAACAACATTTTCTGGAACTATATCAGTGTCATGTACTCTAACAAATATGCTAGGGTTTTCGTTAACAACCCAACCACCTAATTCTTTTACATAATGCTGAACAAGCAAACTGTAACTACCATCAATATATTCAACATTAGATTTATAACTATCACTACTAAATTGTATCCTATTACCGTGTTTAAGAATTTCTATAGCCATATTTCTTGCTTGTGATTCTCTAGCATTCATTATACTATCAAATATATCGTAATCTAAATGTAAATTTTTGACCATGTAGCGTAGAGCTATATTATCTCTTGGATGACATGCTCCTCCATCTCCCATTCCTGCCTTCATGTAACTTGGCCCCATAATACGCTGGTCGCTGTTGGCAAGTGCATCAGTTACTACATCAACATTAATATTTCCTTGTCGTTGTGCAACATCTTGTATCATATTTACTAAACCAATTTTTGCACTAATAAATGTATTGTAAAATACTTTGATACACTCGCATTCGTCCCAAGTTCCAATAACATAACGAGGATCATTTTCCATTATAGATTTATAAAAATCAACAAGTTGTTTTGCATCACCTGTTTCGGTACCATCTTCTGTACCTATCATTATCATTTCAGGATTAACCATATCCCAAGCAACTGTTCCCATAGCAATCAAATAAGGATTGTATACAAAGCGTGTGTTAGTTACTAGCGGTATAAACTCTCTACGCACTGTGCCAGGTAACACTGTGCTTATTAATACAAGTAATTGATCTTTTGTCATATGCTTGTTTGCTTCAGCAATTACTTCTTTAACAATATCATATTGGAAATCTTTTGGCTCTAAGTGTGCGGTCGGTGCTCTACCATCATAATCCGGATCATGCGGTGTTGGTACAGCAATAAAAACAATATCAACACCATTAATTGCACCTTGAATTGTAGGAAACTGTAATACATTACTATTTCCACGTCTAGCAATATCATAACCAGTTACACTGTGTCCTTTTTGTGCAATAACTTCTGCACACGGCATTCCTAATTTACCTAATCCAATAAAACTGATTTTCATATATATCTTTCCATTTACTGACTGTCATAAATATATTTATATGCTACTATAATAGGAACACTAATGTTTGAAAAAATCGCAAATTTTGAAAAAGAACTAAGTGAATTTACTAATTCACCGTATGTTGTTACTACAGATTGCTGTACACATGCGATTGAATTATGTTTGAGATTAGACACTATTACAAAATGTAAATTTAGTGCGTACACTTACCTTAGTGTCCCAATGACAATGAAAAAGTTAAACATAGACTACGAACTAATAGAAGAATCATGGAGTGGCGAATACAAATTTCATAATACTAGAATATGGGATAGTGCTAGATGCCTACAGCCAAACATGTATCGTAAAGGACAACTACAGTGTGTTAGCTTTGGCTACAGCAAACCTGTTGACATTGGTCGAGGTGGCGCAATATTTTTAGATTGTTTCGAAAGTTATAAAAAATTATTAGCAATGCGTTATGACGGTAGAGACTTATCGATATCACCTTGGATAAATCAAAAAGAATTTGAATTGGGATTTCATTATAAAATGAATCCGGAAGAGTGTATTAGAGGAAGTAAGGCTCTTGCTTCTTACAAACTAAAAAATAATTTTGATATAAAACAAGTTAGCTATCCGGACTGTAGGGAGTTAAAAATAAAATGAAAATTTTATGTGTTGGTGACAGTTGGACGTACGGTCACGGAGTTAACAAAGACCAAGCATGGCCTGCAATTTTACAAAAAAAGTACGGTGTTAAAGTAAAAAATGTAGGCAAGCCTGGCGTAGGTAATATGGCTATTGCAGATAGAGCAATAGACGAATTAAAACAACAAAACTACAATTTAGTAATAGCCGGATGGTCAGGTGTAACACGTTATGTAGTGAACGAAGAAATGATTGATTTTTCCTATAGTAAAGATGTAAAAGTTAGAGACAAGTTTTTTAAAAATAAATCAATTTCTCACATAGAAGACGATTTTAACGATTGCCGAAATAAATTAAAAAACAAATGCAAAAATATTAAATTTATTGAATTTAGTGTCTTTGGTGACTTTCAACATTTATATTATGACACGTTTACAAAAAAATCCTATCTTAATTTACTTGCAGAAGCACAAGGTTGTAATTTTAAATACAATATTCCGTTTTTTGAATTTGATTACTTATCAGATATCAATTTAAAAAATACAACTAGATTTGCAAAAAGATACTTTCCAAAAAACTGGGCTAGGGCTATAGTAGAAAGAGAAGATATTAGGCCGGGTGAATACTTTTTAGATTGCGGACATCCTAATGCTAAGGGACACGAATTATGGGCATCGTACCTAGGAGAATATATTTTTGATTAATACTGTAAATGAATGGGACTGTTTAAAGGAAGTAATTGTCGGTGATGCAATCTATGCAAATAGACCAACAGGCTGTCATTTTGAAGAACCTGGTCCATACCCAAATCATGTTATTGCAGAAGCAACATTAGATTTAAATAGGTTTGTTAGTACCCTTGAAAGTGAAGGTGTAATAGTACATAGACCAAAAGTACATAACTTTCAGGTTAATAATGGAATGTACAATTATTGTCCAAGAGATAGATTATTAATCATCGGCGACACAGTTGTTGATTGCAATATGCAATACGAATGTAGAGAACAAGAGCGTGATTATATAGACTTTGTTCTAAAAGATGCAAAGAATGTTATACACACACCACGTAACAACACTATTAAGTTTGATGCAGCTAACATTAGCAGATTAGGCAATACGTTATTATACTTAGAAAGTGTTAGTGGTACTAGACAGGGAGCAGATTGGCTACAACAACAGTTTCCTAATCATACTGTAGAAGTAACACAAACCTACGGAGGCGTACATATTGATAGCACCTTTAGTCCTGTTGCAGACGGGCTTGTTGTAGTTAATAAAGATCGTGTTACAAAGAAATCATTACCTCTCTGTTTTAAAGACTGGGAAGTTATTTGGTTAGGTGACAAAGATCTAACACAGAAAAGTTTTACAGGAGAAGCATTTGCAAGTAATTATATTTTGTTAAACTTCTTTATGATTCGTCCAGACTTGGCAGTTATTGATGACTGTCCTAAACTAGAGCAAGCACTGAGAGCAAATGGAGTACTAAGTTACACAGTACCATTTGCTCATTCAAGAACACTCGGAGGCGGACATCATTGCACCACACTAGATTTACACAGGGGATAGATATGTATAAATTAGGACATATAAATTTAAACATAGACATTAATGAAATTAAGTCATTTGAATACACTAGACAACCATTAAATTTACAAGAAGAAGATAAATGGGAAACTGGCGTATACAACGGTATGACATTCGGCGGGGAATTATATAGCGGAAAAAACTATATACCAGAATGGACTAAACAAATAAGCAAAGATCTAAATATGAAAGATTGTGGGTATTCATTTTATAAAATGAAAACAAATAATATTATTCCTACTCATGTTGATCACTACTCAACATATACTAAAATATTCAAGAAGAATATTAAAGATGTAGTAAGAGCGATTGTGTTTTTAGAAAACTGGAAATCTGGACATTATTTTGAAGTAGACGGATTTCCGGTATTTAATTGGAAAGCTGGCGACTATTGTATGTGGACACATAGCGTACCGCACTTTGCTGCAAATATTGGCATTGAAGATAGATATACTTTACAAATTACTGGCGTTAATTAATGGCCCATTTAAAAATTTATCATAATAATAATATTTACTTTACAAGTGGTAATAGAAACCAAAGAACTAAACTTAAATCTATTAGGCCGGAATGGGAAGATAGGTTATTAAATAAACTTAAAAAAGTTATCAAACCTACTAAGCAAGAGATTGTTATAATTTTATTTGCAGGATGTACACAAACAAACGAAAAAGATATTATTAAATTTATAAGAAAAAATTCTATTGAAAAAATATATTTCTTTATGGAAGATGTGCTTAGGTTATATTCAAATACAAATAATTTTAATATGCTAGAAACTTATCCAATAGAAACTATTCCCGACGAAGTACGTAGCTACGAATTAGATATTATTTCAAGAATTTTATCTAAAACAAAATGTAAATATAAAATTTATCATTGTGAAAAAGACTCATTTATTATAGCAAAAAACTATAACTTAAAAATTGATTACTTTGACTATTATTTTACAAGCATTGCATCAAATATGTATACTAAAGATGATTTTGTAAACGATAATAATAGATATATCTTTGACAAAAAAATATCTTGTTTTAACCTTCGTTTTGAATACCATCGTTACATAATAGGTTTGTTAATAAAAGACTTTGATACTGTGTTAAGTTTAAACAACTTATGTACTACTAAACAATTACTTAATAATAAAACATTGCCTCTTGCAAACTTTAGTCCGCAAACTGTAGAGAAAATATTAACAAGTCATTACGAATTAGAAAATACTCCAATCTTATGGGACGCTGAAAATAGTGATGTAGTAGATATAGAAAGTGATAAGCAAAGAAATACTATTCAAGGTGTTTCAAAAGCATTTGTTGATGTTGTAACTGAAACTAGATATGCATCTAATATGATAAATCTAACAGAAAAAACAATCAAACCTATTGTAGCACATAGGCCGTTTATTATGGTAGGTCCAGTAGGTACAATTTCACATTTACAAAGTTTAGGATTTCAAACATTTAATAAATGGTGGGACGAAAGTTATGATAATGAAACTAACCACAATAAAAGATTAGAAATGATATATAAAATCATAAATGATATTAATAATATACCAATCGACAATCTAAAAATAATGTTACAAGAAATGCGTAGTGTACTAGAACACAATTACAAGACCTTAAGAAAACAATTTAACAAGAATAAAGAATATCTAATTACGTAATTAGTTTACAATCTTGATAGAATTGTTCCATTTCAGGAAAAGTTTTTAAAAAATTTGTAGAACGTCTACGATCATGCTCATCAACAAATATAGCAAAATCTTTTCTAAATATATCAAGTTGTTGTTGTGTTAAGTTTTCGTTATCAAACACTTCTAGTAATCTACTAAACTTGTCACCTTCCCATTTATGAAACCCGTTTTTTACATTTACGTTTTCTAAGTTACTACGAATGAATTCTAACTGTTTAGCAATGTTTTTTGTCCATTCTTTTGGGGCAATTTTTATAGTTTGATGATCGGGCCATCTTAAATAAGGAACATCTAGTATAATCGGTGTTGGCTTTCCTAGTCCTCCAAATTCAGTTTTAATAGATAGTATATCCTGTAAAAATTTATCAAAAGAAAACATGCTTAATAAATTATAGGTACTCATACAAGTAAAAGTACAGTTAGGCACCTCAGTTAATATACGTCTAATAGTTGCAATCCATTTATTATAATTAAGTCCGTATCTAATATATTCAGCTTGTGTACCATGTGCTTCGGCACTTGTAAATATTTTAAAATTTTTAACTTTGCCTTCATTACAGATTATTTTAATTTTTTCAATAAATTTATCTATTACAGCATCAGGTAAGCACATATTACTATTGATAGAAAATTCTAAATTTGGCAAGGGATTTTCTATCAAATAATCAAGAATTTTAAAAGTATCTTTTGATAATAATGGTTCGCCACCAGTAATTCTAAACGTGTGTAGTTTAGACGATACACTAGGCCACCATTTCCAAAAAGCTTCAACATAAGGATTATGTTCTCTATTTGGTATAGGCATAGTTCCTTGCTTTTTAATCCAATCTAAATCATTAAAGTTACTACTAGTTTTATATGCACCATGCTGTTGTATTTCTTCTACCCATTTACTACTAACCTGAGGACTACAATAACTACATTTTAAATTACACACATGACTAAAACTAACTTCTAAGTAACTAGGATCAACATCGTCATCCCAAGGCTTAGATATAATTTCATCAATAAAATTTCTAGCCCATGGTTCTGCAGATTTATATACTCTATCGCTAAGAGCTTCAGGGTTACAATCTTCTACTCGCCAGCAATAGTCACATTCACTAGGACGTTTTCCTTCTAACATTTCTTTACGCTGAAGTTTTTTAGATTTAGTATTATGTAATGCACTTGGATTATCAGCAATTTCATCTAAAGGAATTTTATGCGGGACGGGATGATGACAACTGTGTGTTTGTCCACTATGTAAATGTAAAGTTACCTGCTTCCATTTTGCTGTACAAAAACTCGGACTTACTTCATTTAAAACATTATCTCGGAAATGATATAGATCATCGGATGTTTTCATTTTATAATTTTATATTTCTTGCAGGCTGAGTGTAAACTTTCTTAAAAAATTTACTCTGTTGCTCATCTAAAGGCATTTGTCCTATTGGTAATTTAAGTTCGTTTACTAACGAAGCTCCTAGAACTTCTATAGCTTCTAATAAATCATCACCTGTTATTTGTGTTTTTTGTTTTTCATTCCACAGGTTATTTAAGTATGTGAAGTCTCTTACTTGTATGTGATCCCATTCTGTACACATTGTTTTAAAAACACCTTCTCTAGCGCCGTATATAGTCCATAATCCGTTTTTTATATCTGCACCAACCATAGTCCAAACTAACAGTCTGTTATAATTTTGCCACCATAACTTTTCTAAATCTTTTATTACCGATCCTCTGTTTAGCGACATTTTTACGCCTTCACGAAATCCTGCTCTCCACGCCTGTTGAGGAGTTGAACTAATAATACTAGTTGAAAAATTTTCGTTTAGTTGAAGATAATTATCAAAATAACAAAATTCTATACTTGTGTCATCAGAGCCGTCTGTATTTTCATGTGTTTTCATATTTTTTACAAAATTTCTTGTCCACATTTTTATACTACCGTTACCGTACATTAGTCCATTTACATCTATCTTACCAGCCCAGCTAAATTGATAATCTTTTGTTGCATTTAGTTTATTCAAATCAAGATCTACTTCTAAAAACTTAGGATCAATAATTGTATCGCCATCAATAGTAACAAAATTTTCAGTTTCGCTCAGGTCAGCACATGCTTTGTGTGCAGCATCTGAACCTTCTACTCCGTGTACACGTTTTGCCCATGGAACTTTGGCTAGTAAGTCTGCATAATTTTCTTCAGCGTTAGGTTCATCATAACTTAAAAATATTATATCTTGATCAATTACTTTCATGTTTATATCCTATTGTATGTACGTGCGGTATATGACTACTATTAGTTAAAACCGATACTGTTTTGTGCGATGAGCAATTACTAATTTTTATTTCTTTTTGTGTTGCAAATTCTTTTAAATTAATACTAAACTTATCTAATAATATAAATCTGTTAGTGCTATCTACAATATAATATTCTTTTAGATAATCTTCGCCTATTGACAATGCTGTACAATTTACATCATCTATAAAATTATTTACGACCCAGCCGCCTTTTTCTTGTACAATCTGGATTCCTGATTCTAATATATCTGCTTTATTTACAAAATTTGTATGATGTACAGATTC